TGATGGTGAAATTCAACTGGGCGTTGGTGTAAGCCGCGGCCACCGTGGCGTTGGGCATTTCGTTGCCGTCCGGGTCCACCACCTGGAACGTGCCCACGTTGTGATCCGCCTCGGCCACCACCACCGTGAACGTGTCGGTCAAAATGAAATCGGCGGCGCCGTCGTTGATGGTGAAATTCAACTGGGCGTTGGTGTAGGCCACGGCCACGGTCGCGTTGGGCAGCTCGTTGCCGTCAGGGTCCACCACGCGGAACGTGCCCGCGTTGTGATCCGCCTCGGCCACCACCACCGTGAACGTGTCGGTCACGATAAAATCGGCCGCGCCGTCGTTGATGGTGAAATTCAACTGGGCGTTGGTGTAGGCCACGGCCACGGTCGCGTTGGGCAGCTCGTTGCCGTCAGGGTCCACAACGCGGAACGTGCCCGCGTTGTGATCCGCCTCGGTGACCGGCACCGTGAACGTGTCGCCCACGATGAAGTCCGCGCCGCCGTCGTTGAGGGTGAAATTGATCTGGGCGTTCACGTAGGCCACGCCCACGGTGGCCGGGGCCAGGAGCAGGCCGTCCGGGTCGGTCACCTGGAAAATCTCAGAGCCGGAAACCGTGGCATCCGTGCAGATCATGTTGTACGTGCCGATTTTGGCCACGCCGCCGTCCGCCACCCCGGTCATGGTTCCGGCGCCCGTGTTGCCGCCGCCGGCCGTGCCCGTTGCCGGGACCACCGCCGCGCCCTCGGGCACCGCGATGCAGGTCAGGGTGTAGGTGCCAATCTGGGCCGCGCCGCCATCGGCCACGCCGGTCATGGTGCCGTCCCCGGTGTTGGCGCCGCCGGCCGTGCCCGTTGCCGGGACCACCGCCGCGCCGTCCGGGACCGCGATGCAGATCAGGGTGTAGGTGCCCACCTGGGCCGCGCCGCCATCGGCCACGCCGGTCATGGTGCCGTCCCCGGTGTTGCCGCCTCCGGCCGTGCCCGTGGTCGGGACAACCGCCGCGCCGTCCGGGACAGAGGCGCAGGTCAGGGTGTACGCTCCGATCTGGGTGTCCTCGCCGCCGGTCACGCCGGTGCAGGTGCCGTCTCCGGTGTTGGCTCCGCCGGCGGTCCCCGTGGTGGGGATGCTTTTGGTGATCTTGCCGACCACCGCCAAAATTTCCAGATCCTCCCCGGAAAGGATGGTGATGGCTTCCCGGCTCATGTCGCCGTCCAGCTCCTGCCGGATGCCGTCGTCCAGGTAATTGCCCTCAGTCGTCATGGTCGTGCCCTCCGTGTTCCGTGTCGTTATCCGGCCACCCTTGCGGGCCGGACGGGGTTTTGCCCATGAAAGGGCTTATTTTTTCTGCCGCGCCTGGTGCGCCTCGGCCGCGCCGCGGCAGGCATCCAGGAGGGGGTTTCCCTCGCCCGTGCCCGTGGCCCCCACCGTGCTGGTGATGGCCGGGGCCGATGCCGCCTTGGCGTCCCGCGCCGTGCGAATCGTTGCCCGGATGGCCGCCGCATCCATGGGCGTGCCGGACGCCTGGGCAGCCTCGGCAACCTTCACCAGGTCCCCGGCGGCCTGGGCGTCCATCCCGCCAAGGTCGGCCAGGTCCAGGATCTCCGTGGCCGAAAGCCCGGTTTTGGGCGCGGGGGTTTCGAGTTTGTCCTCAACGGGCAGCACCGTGGGCGCTTCCCCGGCCCTGGGCACGTAGCCCATGGCCTCCATGGCCGTCCGCACGTCCTCGGGCCCGGACGCTTCCACCAGCTTTTGCAGATCCTCTTTCAGTCCCATGAGCTTCCCTTCCTCCAGGTCCGAAAAGATGCGGGCAACAGCGCCCGGCCAATCCATCACCGCATCCGCCAACCCGGCGGACACAGCATCCTCTCCCTCGAAAACGCCGGCCTGGGTGTCCCGGACCGCCGCCTCGCTCATTCCACGGTTCCTCGCCACCAGGGCCACGAACCGGTCCATGGCGGAGTCCACCATTTTCCGGCCCACGGCCGCCGCCTGTTCGCTCAACGGCTCGAAGGGCGCAAAGTCCACCTTGTGCGCGCCCGCATAAATGGCCGTGAATTTGAACCCGATGTCCGCGTACATCTTGGCCCGGTCCACGTGCACGGCGATGACGCCGATGGACCCCACCGTGCCGGAAGGCAGGAGGAACACCCGGTCCGCCGCCGATGCGATGGCGTAGGCCGCGGAAAAAGCATCCGGGTTGGCCACCGCGTAAATGGGCTTTTCACCGCGCGCGGCAAAGATTTCGTCCGAAAACTCCATGACCCCGGAAGCCTCGCCGCCGGGGGAGTCGATGTCGAACACCACGGCGGAAACGTCCGGGTCGGCCATGGCCTGGCGGAACGCCGCGCGCAGCTCGGCATAGGTGATGTTTTCCTCCCAGTAATCCACGGTGCGGTAGGTGAGGGGCCCCAGGACGCGGATGATGGCCACACGCCCGGCAAACGGTTTGCCCGAACCCTGGAACGCCAGGGCGGAAGGCCGTTCCCTTTGCGGCGCGCCTGCACCGCCGTCCTTTGCCGCGCGCCAGTCGGCGGACGCCAGCAAATTGGCGAACGCCTCCGGCTGGATCATCAACGGCCTGGTGAACAGGCGGGACGGAAAACGCGCGTGGCCCAAAGTCGTCATGCTGCCCCCTTGTCGTCATCGGCTGCCGCCGGCGGCGGGTCCTGGGCCGTGCCCTCGGCGGACGTTGCCCGCGGGTCCGAGTCGTGAACCAGCCCCAGGTCATCCGCGCGTTTGTTGGCGGCGGCCTGATCGGCGTCCACCTGCTCCGGATCCCCGCCGTGGCTGGAAATGACCTCATCCCTGGAGCGAACTCCGCACCGCATAGCCACCTTTTCGGCGGTGGCCTCCTGAAGCGGATTGATCCATTCCCAGCCGTCCGGCCGCCAGGAGACCTGGTGGAACCGGAGCCGGGTTTTCCGGTTGTATCCGGGGATGGTGACGGCGCCGGAAAGCACGGCCTCATCCAGCCACCACGCGGCCACAGGCCGACAGAACTGGTGAATGATGGTCATAAACTGTTGCATCCGGAATTTTCGCCGGGCCTCCAGGGCTCCGCCGCGCATACTGGAGAATGTCGCGCGGCGCAGGTCGCCCGTGAACTGCTCATAGGTCAGCCCCATGCCCACGGCGGAATCCCGCTTGTTGGCGTCCACCCAGTCGATGTACGAGCCGGACACATCGTGGGGCGTGGAAAATTTCACGTCCGTGCCGGGCGGCAGGACAGGGAAAGTCCCGGGCTCCATGGCGATTACCTGGGAGCCGTTGCCGTCATCTCCGTCATCCCGGCCGATGACCCGGCCGGAGGTTCCGGCGTCCTCCCCGGTCTCCGATGTGATGAAGCCGCCGAACATGGCGGTGGTCTTGCGGCGGACGCGCTCGGCGTCCTGCACCTGGTCCAGGTCGTGCATTCCCACGATGATGGGCGCCAGCTTGGGCCGCCCCCGGAGCTGGCCCGGCCGGATGGGGTCGTACACGTGCAGGATCTCCTCCGCCGGGACCCGGACGCGGGTGGTGGACTCCATGCCCGGGAACACCTCGCCGGGGTGGTCCTTGAACAGGTGGTAGGCCACCCGGCGGCCCGTGGCGTCCAGCTCGATGCCCATACGGACCCGGTTTCCGGTTTCCGGGTTGATCGTGTTGTACATGGCGTCCAGGTGGTCAGCCTCCAGCACCTGGATCTGGAGCGGGACGGGGAGGCCGTCCGAAGCGGGCCGGAGGACCTTCCGGGCCAGGACCTCGCCGGACATGATCCAGGACCGGGCGATCTGGACCTGGAGCCCGTAAAACGAAACCACCCCGGCCGAATCCGCGAACGGGGCCCACAGTTTCCACAGGTCGGAAATCTCCCGGGAAAGCTCCGGCTGATCCGGCACCCACCGGCCCGGGGTGATGCCCGTGCTGATGAGGTTGGCCACCCAGGTCTCCACCGCGCCGGAGGCCAGGGGCTCGTTTCTCTCCAACTCGCGGGAACGCGCGCGCAGGGTGGACAGGGAGGAATACAGGGCCGCGTTTTCGCTGGCCGTGGAAAGGCCCCAGGAGGACATGCGCCGGCCGCCGGACGCGCCCTCGTAGAGATAGGCGCTTGTCACGGGGCGGCCATGGTGGTCCAGGATGCACGGCCTCATCACAGCCCCTTTTCCGTCCGGGTCAGGACAAAACGGGTGGTTGCGGCGGCGGCGGCCACCTCGGCCCGGGCTTCGGCCAAAAGGGCCCGGAGCTGGGGGAGGTCGGCCTGGCCATACTCCACGCTCCGGCCGGATGACGTGGTGACCCGGACAATCCGGTCACCGTTCACCAGGTCGCGGATGGCGTTTTCGTAGGTGGTGACGTCTGCCGCCGTCCAGGCCACGGGACCTCCAAAACAAAAAGGCCAAAGGTCAATGAGAAAGACGCCTTCACTTTCTCATTGACCTTTGGCCCCGTCACTCCACGCAAAGAACGCAAAGAACGCAATGGAGAGAAACACGCTTAATGGAGAAAAACAGACTCTATGAACGCAATGGAGACAATGTAAAAGAGGTCAAACCAGTTAACACCCGTTGGCCGCGCAACTCCGGACGTACTCATCCAGGGCTTTTTCCGGGATCCTAAGCGCACGGATTCCCAGCCGGATGGCCGAAAGGCGGCCCTGGGCGATGAGCTGATAAACCATGCTCGGAGAAACATTCAGGCGGCCGGCCACGGTGTTGACATCCAGCATTCTCCCTAACTCGGTCATGTCATCCCCCCATGAACTTGCTCCGCGCAACGGCGGGTTTGGGCCTCGGGCTTGCCTCGGCGGTCTGGTTTTCCAGCGGGTGCCGGATGAGGTTGACGCCGCCGCCCGGCCAGCCCGTGCTCGCGGCGGCCATGGCGGAAACCTCGCAGTCCAGCAAATGGTTGTTGTGGGAAATTTGTTTCCAGATGAGCCCCTTTTTCACGTCCCGGACCATCTGCTCGGCCATGATCTGCCGGGAATAATCCGCCCCGGTTTCCGCGTGGAGCCATGCGGCCTCAGGCTCCCCGGCCGCCGCGGCCCGGAGGCGGAAGTGAACCGCCTCTTTCCACCGGGCGGTGTCCAGGAAAAGGAGCCGCATTCCGCCGCGCAGGGGCTTGCCGGATGGCGTCAGGCGCAGCGGTTTGCCGGGCTGGATGAGCATGGACTGGGACCCGCTCGCGCCCTTGGTGGGCCAGATGGGCACCCCGCGGCCCCGCCGGTTTTTGTCCAGCCACAGGTAGGCGGTTTCCGTCATGCTCTTGCCCGTGTCATAGACCCCGCCGCCCGTGTCCATGGCCACCCGCCACAGGGGCAGGCGGAGGTCCGGCCGGTCCTGGTAGGGATAGGACACCTTGAACAGGAACTCCTCCAGATCCTCCCAGGCGCCCAGGTGGCCGTAGTGGATGAGCCAGGACGTGAAATCCTTGGCCCAGGCCCGGACCACGTACCAGAAACCGTCCGCCTGCATGTCCACCCCGCAGGTCAGGGCCACGGCCTCCATGGGCACGGTCTGGGCCGGGAGGGCGCAGCGGGCCAGGAGGATGTCCGCGTCCGAACCGATGGACTCCACGGTTTTCCACGGCACGGCCTTGAACTGGGTGGCCCACCGTTTCTTTTCGGCTATGCCTCCACGTTTGGCGGCCAGGTAGGCGGCTGCCACCTCGGAGAGCGACACCCACGGAACGCACCAGGCCGGGAGGTGGAACGCCACGATGCGCGGCCGCTCCACCGGCTTGTCGGCTATCCACTCGCCCAGGCCCACGGCGTCACTTCGGGCGGCGTCATCCCACAGGGCCGGGCATCCCTCGCAGGCGTACCGCGCCAGCTTGCGCCGCTCGATCTCCGGGCCGTCATGCACATCATCCGGCCATTGGATGCGGTGATGGGTCATGAGCTGGAGCTTGCCGCACTCCGGGCACCGGACATGGTAGCGCCGCAGCTCGTCCGCCTCGGCCATCTCCTGGTCCATGTTGCCGCCAAGATCGTTGGGCGTGGAGATCACCACCATTTTCCATTCATCCAGGAACGACCTTTTCCGCTCCTTGACCAAATGGCGCGGGGAGGTCTCCTTGCCGGACTGCTCGGGCATCTTGTCGAACTCATCCACCACGATGACCCGGGCCGCCTCGGCGGAAATGGAGGATGGGGACCCGCCGGTGGCCATGATGATTTCCGATTTCAAAAACCGGAAATGGGAGGTCTTGGAACGCAGGGCCTGACTGGCCAGAGGAGGGCACAAGGAGATCATGGTCTTGATGCGCCGGGTTGCGGCCAGGTCCCCCTTGTCCTGGGTAGGCATGACATACATGGCCGTGGTTGGCTCCCGCTCGATGGCCCATCCCAGGCAGTTCAATGCCACTTCCGTCTTGCCGCCCTGGGGGGCTGAACACAGGATGATCTCCCGGACCCAGGGCTCGCCAAAGGTGTCCATGGGCCCCACCAGGTGGGGGGCGTATTCGTTGCTCCACGGCCCCGGGCGGTGGCCGCCCTCCGGGAGAACGCGGTATTTTTCCGCCCACTCGGAGGGTGTCAGATCCTCGGCCTCACGAAAGACCGCCCGCTCCTCGGCGCAAAACCGGACATAGCCCAGGATGCTGGCCGGGGCTTCGGAGGATATGGCGGAGTTATCGAGCATCGTTCTCAATCGTGGCCACAAAGTCCTGGCCCGAATCGTACCGGCCCAGGGCCGCGTTCACCGCCTTTTGGAGAATGGCCGAAACATCGGGCGCCTTGGTGGCGTCCCCGCCGCAGGCCCGGATCACGTCCTGGGCCGTGGCCTTGGTGAACGCCTGGAGGTCCCGGCGGAACACGGCGGCACGGAAGGCCAGGGCCCGGTTCACCGTGGCCCGCTCCATGAGCTCGCCGCGCCTCTGTTGCAGCTCCAGGTCCATGCGTTGGGTCTGGAGCTGGAGCCGGAGCAGTTCCTCCTCCGCCTTGGCCCGGGCCAGGTCCACGTTGTCCTGGCCGGAACCGTCCAGCCGCTCCAGGTGGATGGATGCGTACCGGTCGATCTCAGACGCCAGGAACAGGCCCGACCGGTCCGGCCGGAAAAGGTTTTCATTCTTGTGCTGGTAAAGGGTGGACTTGGACGCCTTCCACCCGGTCTCCTGGAGATAAGCCAGGACCTCCAGGACGTTGGCCAAAACCCGGGACGATGGGTCCACCTCCGCGCGGATCCGGGCCGCCTCCCGCGCCAGGAGCGTTTCCGCCTCCGCCTTTTTCTTCAGGAGGTCCACGTCCGGCCGGGCCTTGCACCGCTCGGTGAGATCATCCACCGCGGCCAGGCACATGCCCAGGGTCTCCCGGTCCGAATCGGAGGCCAACTCCATGAGGACTTTGAGGGCCGCTTTATCCATGCAGGCTAAACCTCTGCTCCCAGTACCGAACCGTTAACGGATCGCAACCGACCTTGGCCGCGATCTCGACAGGCGTCCACCCCAGACCGATCAACACGGCCACCAGGAAAACCTGGGCATAGGTGAACCGGGTCCCGGACAGGATGGTCCTGGTGGCCGCCGTGAACCACTTCCCGCAATCCGCGCACTTCACCCGGAGCCCACCCCAAAACCGATCCGCCGCCAGCCCCCCGACCTCCGACCCACACCCCGGGCAAACGGCCCGCGCGCCGTGGATCCGCCGGAGCACCCAGGCCCGGCACGCGGCCTCCTCCAAAAACTCCGCGCCGAACACCACCACCGTGGCCGAAACAAACCCGGCCTCCTCGCGGAAGTGTTTCACAGTCTTTTCAATAGGTTCCATTTTTCCATCCCGTTTTCACCCCAAATTTTTCCCAAGAATCGCGCCTCTGCGGCC